CCCTAAGGAAGGCCCGGGGCGCCTCACGGCGCCCGGGGCCGAACCTCACCTATCTCCTCTCACGATGAGATAGGGCCTATCCGTAAGCGACACGTCTTACGTTTGTCTTCGTCATCCGACGAATGGTGAACGGAGCCGTCGAGCTTGCGCCCGATAGCGCCGCATACACATGTGCGTGAGCAGCATCCTGAAGGTGGCGCCAATTGTCCTTAATTGGCGTTGAGACGAGCTCCAGCCAGCTCCAACACTGAAGGGATTGATTCCATTTAGTGAAAGGGCTTGCCAGAAACTGGTCTTGACCTACCCGGTACCCTGTATCCGGATTGCCGTCGTGAAGACGAACAAAACGGAAACGGGGAGGTATGAGGGATTCAATGAATCCTCTCACAGGCAAGAAGAAGTCTTTCGACCTCCTATTGCGCTCGGATAGGTTCAGGAACTTGAACATGGACTCGAGTGAATCGAGTCTATGGTCAAGCGTGTATGGACGAACATCCTCACCCCCGAACCAGTCTGAACCACAAGACTCCCGAAAATGACCCTCTAAGAAGGTCTTCCCGGTGTTCACCGTAAAGCCGATCTCCGATAAAAGTTGGAGAACGGCCTGTGCATATCGCTTGCGGACAATGATATCGTCGCCATAGACCATGAAGTCTAGGCCCGGTTTACCAGCGTCGCAAGCGGAACAAACGGCGGCGAACAGAAGAGTCTCAAGTGGAAAACAGAAGCCGTTACCCATCGAGCAAAACTTGTGATAGGGATGATTAACATCTGAACTATCACGGTAATGCTCCGAGCGAATACTGGCGAGAAGCCGGTACCACTCGTAGGGGAGGACGTTCCGGACAACCTCAATAGCGATGCTATCACTAGCTGAGCTAAGGTCGATTGTTACGAAACCATCCTCGGAATCGTCGAGTGACCCTTCACGGGCCATTCTTTGATTCAAGCTTTGATCGGAGAGATCGATTCCGATTCTGCGGAGTTTATCCCGCATGACGAGGTCGATCCCTTTCTGAACAAAGCCGTTCAACAACGGCTCGACTGCAATAGGTCTGTGAACCTTCACAGTCTTCGGGACAAAGGCTATCTTATTGTGCTGAACACACGTTACGCGACTCAAATAGCTTGTGAAAGCCTTAGATGAGTCCAAGCACGCTATTCCACTTGAACTCTTGTCCAAGATGATCTCGAACAAGTGCCAATTGTGTGATAGCGCGGCGTAGCCGTAGTTCAAGGCCTTAGGAGATACGGTCCAACTCGACGCGATCTTTCGCGCTTTGTTGGTAGCATTACCGTGTACCCCTAGGGAGGCGCCGGGTCCAAAGTCACACCTCTTTAGGATAAGAGGCAAGTCAACACTCTCGGAAAGTACGTAGCTGATGAAGCTCCGCATTTTCGAAAGTTGCCACTCGAGATGAGTGACGGGTTGACTGAAGCGCTTGTTAGTTTCAAGGCACTGAGCCTCGGCTAGCAACCACTTCTCCTTTCCCTTAGCCTCTGCGTCGTACGGCGACAGAGTCTCGGGGAAGGGATACTTCTTAATGAGGTATGCAAACTGATTCGCAACAAAATGCTGTGTTGCATCTGAATACTTCGCTTCAGATAAAGAATCAGCTAGTTCCACGAGTGCGCGTACGTCCTGGTTCCGGATGGAACCAAGGATGGTGCGTGTGAACTCGAAGGAACTATGGGCCTCGCACAGTCTACCTATCAACGATCGGTAGACGTCCCAACTTCTCAGCTGGGACTCCTCCTTGAACTGTCGAAGCTCTCGGAGATACTTGAGGGTCATTAAGACCTCCTAGTATGCGGCGTTCGCATGAAGCGGACGTCAATTGCTGAACGATAGCGAGGACTGCGCAAAGCAGTCCAAGCTCGATGGCAGTCTTGTTCAAGAAAGCCAGCTACTTAGTAGCTGACCTTCTGGGACTTGACATGCGTCTTGAAGTCGGCGCCCGAAAGGAAGGCGCCGCAGTCGTTCAGGAGAGCGTCGATGTCGGCCGAAGCCATGCCGACGGGTACCCGAACACTGATGTCGAGGATCGCATCCCAAGTGGGAGTGAGAGCCCCGGTCAGGGTGTGGGTACGGGTCAGCTTGACTTCCGTGTGCCCGACTCCGCTGAAGACACTGGTGGGTTTCGGCGGGATTCGACGGAGGACGAGATCGTCCTTTGTCGAGACCGTTTTGGCCGCACCGATGTACCCTACGGCATCTTGCCGGAAGGAGTCAGCGGAGTACGTCTTCGAGTTGAAGGTGAGAGACATATAGGAATCATTCCTATTTGAGTACTCGACTAGCGAGTAGGGTGAGGGCATCCAAGCAACGCGTGATGTTGTCAAACCTGAAGTCTGACTTCACCACAATGCTCGGATGTGGAAGGCCTACTACACGACTTTTCGACTCATGGAGGATTTTGTAGCCTCCAGAGTTGCCGTAGAGCAGGGTCCGACCAGTACCAGGTTGGTTACTGATCGCCTGCACTATCAGCAGCTTACGCCGATCGATTGTGTAGCAGGAGCCGAGGCTCGTCCATGAGAAGGCTGGAGTGAGAGCGCCGATGAAGTCACCGACGTTCACGAACCAGTCCAGAACAAACGACTTGTTGACCAACTCCCAGGGAAGCGTTAGCAACCCTTTGGAGGTTAAGCCTAAGTTATAGGCTAAATCGACAACATGTTCGTCAAGGGACATAGCCCGGACTTTCACCTCGTCCGTCGATTGCTCGAGGATATCGGAGATGAAATCAGGGATAGTGTACCTGAGCGTCCTCGATTGCTCGAGTCGACTCGCGCTGGTTGCGCGCGTCGTCTTTCGACGACGGCCCACCTTCTTGGTAAGACCATCTATTACCATCGAGACGTCGGAAATGAGGGGTTTCACCCCATACCTCCATCCTAGGTAACCCTGCGAGACCTCCTTCGTGAAACCACTAAAGTTCCGCGAGCGGTAGGCCTTGTAGGCGGACCCGAAGATACCCGTTAAGGTACCGAGGGCTTTGTTGGACTCAGCCAGGGTCTCCCAGAGGTTGCCGTCTGAACGGCCCCTTTCTGATTGACACCTCGTTGAGGATTCAACAAGCATGGACCCCAGTGAGCTGTACGAAACAAGCTCAAGGGGGCGCGGGTGCCAGTCCGCACTGTAAGACAATCCCACCAAACTAGCATACATCAGATCGACAGCCTCCACAGACCCTCGGGCCTGGGGAAACCGCGGCGATCCGCTGCAGCTAATAGGGGTATTGTTCTGCCAGTGAAAACCGGACCCGTCGATGCGCTGGGCATTCCAGTGATCGCGCTGCATCGGGTTAAAGAAAACCTTTCCCTTTGCCTGCTCTTTCCGGAAGCCCTTGACAACGACGTCGCTCATGGTGAGCTTGTCGCCGGTCGCGAAGCCAGGTTGAGTGAAATTCACCGTGAAGGTCGTGTTCGCACACGTACTCCAGGCAGTTTCACTAACATAGCTCGTTTTCGACGTGAGCTCACCAGATGTACGAAGTCGTTGTGGCATACCATGTCCGTTTAAGGTCTTAGATCAAAATCAGCCCGGATCAACCAGACTGACCTTGGACGACAGAACGGGAATCCCTTGATTCCGTTAAATCAAGGTGCGGACAGATCCAGTTTGCCCTTCGAGTTGACCGCAACAAAAGCCACTGAATGGCCCATGTTGAGATTAACATAGAAGAACACTGGCTTCTGCGGATAACGGCCATTACGGTCGTCATCTTTCGCACGCTCGAACCACTCATTGAAATCAAGAAGCACAGCTTCCTGACTCGGGGACAGAAACGATGGATTCGCGTCCATCGTAACGGTGAGGGCTCGTAGGCATTCATAAAAGTATATGCCTGCCACGTCCTCATCGACTCCAATGGCGAAGCTATTGGAGAGGTCGACCATAGTCGAGAAGTTGCGCATAAGATTTCCTTAAGTGTTAACGGAAGAGGGG